GACCAAATCCCAACTGATTAAGGGTGCATTCCGCATGTTAACTCTTAAATTGGGTCAGGCAAATATTCCAATGATTGTTACTAATCACACTTATGATGTTATTGGATCTTATGTCCCCACAAAAGAAATGGGTGGCGGCAGTGGTCTTAAGTATGCCGCTTCTACTATCATTTATCTCAGCAAGAAAAAGGAAAAGGATGGAACAGATGTCATTGGAAACATTATCAAGGCAAAGACTCACAAATCACGTTTAAGCAAGGAGAATCAAGATGTTGAAGTCCGTTTGTATTATGATGAGCGCGGCCTTGATCGTTATTACGGTCTTCTGGAACTTGGTGAGATTGGTGGACTCTGGAAGAATGTAGCAGGACGTTATGAAATTGATGGTAAGAAAATTTATGGAAAACAAATTCTTACCAATCCTGAAGAATATTTTACTCCAGAGGTAATGGAAAAGCTTGATGTGATTGCTAAAAAAGAATTTTCTTATGGGTGATCTTAAGGATTTTATTCACATTTATGAAAATGCTCTAGAATCTGATGTCTGTGATTTTTTGATTAACTTATTTGATAAGATTCCACAAAAACATGAACATCATAGCAATGATGGAAAACCTAACTTTACGCAATTTAATCTCACAGAAAATCGTGAATTAATACCAGAGGTTAATCAAGTCCATAATTATATTATTGGAAAAATTTTTGAGTATCGTGATAAGTATTATGAGTTTGCTAATGATTGTATATTTCCAAAAGAACATTCTCTCGAACAATTTCGTATAAAAAGATATAATCCTGGTGGGGAGGATCGTTTTGATACTCATGTGGATGTAACTAATCATGATTCTTCACGTAGATTTTTATCTTTTATGTGGTATTTGAACACTGTAGAAAATGGGGGCAGTACAGTTTTTAGTAGTATGAGTATCCGTCCTCAAAAGGGAACATTACTAATTTTTCCCCCACTTTGGATGTACCCTCATTGTGGGGAGGCTCCTATGAGTGGACCAAAGTATATTATGAGCACATATTTGCATTACAAATAATGGAAAAAATTGAAACAACTATTTTAAGAAATTTAGTATTTAATGAAGATTATTCCCGTAAAGTCATACCTTTCATACAACCAGATTATTTTGAGCAGAGATCAGAAAAAGTTATTTTTGAGGAGATTGTTCAATTTATTGTTTCATATGGATCTGCAATCACAATTGAAGCACTCAATATTGAAATAGAAAATCGCACAGATCTTACAGAGACTGATATAAAAGAAATTCGCCAAATTAATTCTTTATTGAATGATTCCCCAGCTGATAAGCAATGGTTACTTGATACTACTGAAAAATGGTGCCGTGACCGTGCAATTTATCTGGCACTCATGGAATCAATTCATATTGCTGATGGAAAGGATGAAAAGAAGAATCGTGATGCTATTCCAAATATTCTTTCAAGTGCTCTAGCAGTATCTTTTGATAATAATATAGGACACGATTACCTTCAAAATTATGAGGAGCGATATGAATTTTACCATCGTAAAGAAGATAAAATCGAATTTGATTTGGAATACTTCAACAAAATCACGAAAGGTGGTTTACCTAATAAGACTCTCAATATTGCTCTCGCTGGAACCGGTGTTGGGAAATCGTTGTTCATGTGCCATGTGGCTAGCTCCGCCCTGTTACAGGGTAGGAACGTGCTCTACATCACTCTTGAAATGGCGGAAGAAAGAATTGCAGAAAGAATTGATGCAAACCTTCTCAATGTCCCGATTCAGCAATTGGTTGATTTGCCACGCCAAATGTTTGAAAACAAAGTTACAAACCTCTCAAAGAAAACGCAAGGAACTCTAATCATTAAAGAGTACCCAACTGCTTCAGCACACTCGGGGCATTTCAAGGCACTTCTTAACGAACTTGCTCTTAAGAAATCGTTCAGACCCGATATTATTTTCATTGACTACTTAAATATTTGTGCGTCCTCCAGACATAAGGCAAATAGTTCTATCAATTCTTATTCATACATCAAATCAATTGCTGAAGAACTTCGCGGTTTGGCAGTGGAATTCAATGTTCCCATTGTCTCTGCTACCCAGACTACCCGCAGTGGTTATGGGAACTCTGATGTTGAACTTACTGATACTAGTGAGTCCTTTGGTCTCCCTGCTACTGCTGATCTTATGTTTGCCCTTATTAGCACTGAAGAGTTGGAACAACTTGGGCAGATTATGGTGAAACAGTTGAAGAACCGATACAATGACCCTACTATCTACAAGCGTTTCATTGTAGGTATTGACCGTGCTAAAATGCGTCTTTATGACTGTGAGCAAACTGCTCAAAAGGATATACTTGACTCTGGACAAGATGACGAGTATAATGATGAAGACAAGAAACCTAAAAAGTCGTTTGAAGGATTTAAATTTTAATGGAAACTGCTAGACACGTTAATTTTGATAAGTATGCCGAGTTTGTGGATGCTGTAACTTCTGATGCATCCAAAGACTTTCTCTCCCTTTCTGATCGTCTTGTCGCACTGGATGAGAAAGGTGCTAATATTGAACGTCTTCTGACTGCTGCCGTTGGTATCAATGCTGAAGGTGGTGAGTTTATGGAGATTGTGAAGAAAATGATCTTTCAGGGTAAACCGTTTAACGAAGATAACCGCGAACACCTGATTATTGAACTTGGTGATATTATGTGGTATGTTGCTCAAGCTTGTATGGCGCTTGATGTAACTCTTGATGAAGTGGTTGCTCGTAATGTGCAAAAACTTCTGAAGCGTTATCCTGAAGGTGCTTTTGATGTTTACTTCTCCGAAAACCGTGCTGCTGACGACCGATGAAAAAAGTTACTCTTAAAATGGATGTTCGTTCGGCTGCAGCCGTTCGTCAAATTCTTTTTGAATCACAAAAAGGATATACTTACGATCCAGAAAGTGTTCCTCCACGCATTTCGGATATTCGTGCTATTATTCAAGACATTGATGGCAATATTGGCGCTGTTCTTGGTGCAGAATAAATATTTCAAAAAATGTCTTTGATTGGAAAGAGAAAAGGAAGACCTACTAGTAAAATTCAATTTGATTTAATTATCAAAAGATTTCAGGTCTTCCTTAAAAGAGAACTTCAACTTACTTATGATATTCCAGTCATATTTGTAGATGATGTTGAGTTTTCTAAAAAAATAGCAGCATTTGGTGAGATATCAAAAGAAAATGTAATTCATTTGAGTATTATCAACCGCCATCCTATTGATATTATGAGAACTCTTGCACATGAATATGTGCATTACAAGCAACATATGGAAAAGGGACTTATTCGTAAAAGTTCTCATGCTGGAAGTCCTACTGAAAATCAAGCAAATGCAAAAGCAGGTGAGATTATGAGAAAATATGGATTTCTTCATCCAGAATTATTTGACCTTATGCCACTTCGGTGATATAATTCTTTTCTTGGGGATATAACTCAGTTGGTAGAGTGCGACCTTTGCAAGGTTGAAGTCAGGAGTTCGAGTCTCCTTATCTCCATTTGCCCGTGTACTCCAACGGTAGAGAGGGTGGACTTAGAATCCATACAGTGGTAGTTCGAATCTACTCACGGGCATCAAATAAATAAAGGATAAATAGATATTAGAAAGGTTAATATAGTTACAGTTTTGTAATAATATTTCGTTTAGAATGAAAACATTTTCCCAATTCATTACAGAGGCAACCTCCGCATCAGTTCAGGCAAAACGTCTTGGACTTGTTGGCGATGGGCACGGAGGGTGGTATAATAGGGCCACTGGTGAATTTGAGGCAAAGACCGTGAGTGGTCAATTGAAGTATTTCAACAAGCGACAAGTGATCGGTGGAAAGGATCCTAAGCAAGGAGAATTTGAAAAAAATATCCCTCTTGGATCTGCTGCCCCAGCACCCTCTGCTCCTGCTCCTCAAGAACAGGTGCCTATGGACCAGCAGGCAGTGGATCAACAACCTGCACCTGAAGAAGCACCAGTAGCAACACCGCCACCCGTTCCTAAAACAAAAGGGACTCTGACTGTTGCTTTTGGTCGTTTCAATCCTCCTACCATTGGACATCAACAATTGATGGATACTGCAGCAATGGCAGCAATGGAGGATGGTGGTGATTATATCATTGTCCCTTCTCGTAGTCAGGATAAAAAGAAAAATCCTCTAGATCCTGATACTAAGATTTCATACATGAGGCGGATGTTCCCTGACCATAGTGAGAGAATTGTCAATGATGTCAATTACAGAACCATTTTTGATGTGCTTAAAAAAGCACATAATGACGGATACAGCAACGTAAGGATTGTTGGTGGTGCAGATCGAGTCAAAGAATTTGAAAGATTATCAAACGATTATAATGGACAACTATATCAGTTTGATGTGATTGATGTTCTTTCTGCAGGTGATAGGGATCCTGATAGTAATAAAGGTGTAGAAGGAGTATCTGCATCAAGGTCACGTCTTGCTGCAGCGGAGGGAGATTTTATGACTTTCCGTTCCGCTTTACCAAAAGGAGTTAGAAATAAACAAGCACTTGAACTTTTTGATTTAGTTCGTCAAGGAATGGGTATTCAAGAAATTCAGCAAGAAGGATATAATACTTGGGAAATTGCTCCAAAATTTGATCAAAAATCTTTAAGAGAAAATTATATTGATGAAAGTATTTTTAAAGTTGGAACCTTTGTTGAAAATTTAAATACTGGATTGAATGGTAAAATTATTCGTAGAGGAACTAATTATCTCATTTGTGTAACTGAGAATGGGATGATGTTTAAATCTTGGATTAAAGATGTCAAAGAATCTTACTCTGAAAAGCAAATGGATAAGATGATGCGACTTCCAGGAAAACCTAATACGTTAGTTGGAACTTTAGGTGCTTTTAGATATGCTGCAATGATGACTCCTGGTGTTATTGGAGTTGGTGCTAAAAATCTTGAAAGTGGTGGAAAACCTTATGGTATTAATTTGATAAATAAAAATAGGAAAAAAGTAAAACGTTAAATTGTTCTCATGAAAAAGCATATTGCTGAAGATCTTCCTGCAAGAAAGCATCCACAAGCACAAATGTCTTCTCCTTCAAAACCAGGAGCAAATAAACCATCTGCAGGTAATAACAAACCAAAGAGTGGTGTAGAAAAAACGGAGGAGGAAAGAATAAGTCAAGCTGCCTCTGATATTCGTCTAAGAAGTAGAAGAGAAAATAAAACACTACAAACTGCATATGCTGAATATATGCAACATAGTGGCCTGAGTGAAGCAGAAAAATCGGCAGTAAAACAAAAACTTTTTGGTAAAGATGGAACTCAGGCAGAAAATTTTGAAATGGATATGAAAGTATCTGCTTCAGATTTGATGGCAAAAGCACTCTATAAAGTGTTTGTAGAAAAGAAAAATGAGGTAGTTGATCTAGATCAACTTAAATATGATTTGGAAGAAAAGGCACATTTTAACAAATATAATACAAGCGAAGGTAAAAAATACAAAGTAAGAGTTACTGATAAAAAAAGTAATGTAACTTATGTAAGATATGCCAATCGTGAAAAAATTAGCCAACTTAGATCAAAAGGTCTTGAAGTTGAAATGACTGAGTATGGAACTCCATATGAAGGTGAAAAGAAAAAAGGAGAGCAAACTGCTTCTGCTTTAGGTGGAGGAAAAGCAAAGAGAGATTATGATGGTGATGGTAAAATTGAAAGTGGCGCTAAAGAATATCGTGGTTCAGTTCATAATGCAATCCAACGTAAAAGAGGTGGAGTTCCTGATGGTAAAGATACATCAAACGTAAAAGAAGAATTCATCGGTGAAGTGTCAAGAATGGCAAATTTGCCTCAAACTGATGCCCCAGAATATGATAATCCTGATGCAAATGCAACTCAAATTGATATTCTTCCAGCAAAAGTAAAAAATAAGGTTGTTGTAAATCCATCAAATACTGTTTTAGCACATACTGAACTTTATGGTGAAGTTATCCTTGAAACTGGATACTCAAAATTTCTTGGAATACTTCAAGAAAAAAAGATGAATAAATCTGAGAAAACAAAAGAAAAAAAGTTAAAAAAGAAGTATGATCCTTCTGGAATGAAGGCAAGTATGCAACAGCAATATGGTGCAGAAAAAGGAAAGAAAGTTTATTTTGCTACAATTCGTAAGCAAGCAATGAAGGAAGCATCTGAGTGTGAAAATGATGATGCTGAAAAAATGAATCTTAAGAAGGATGAAAAAATGGATGCTCGTGCTGTTCCAACTGCAATGAGTATTGCAAAAATTGGTGCAAGATATAGAGGAGCAAAAAATCCTATTGTAATGGTTTCTCCTGAATAAATAGGACAGGATACTCTTCACACGGAGGATATTATGTCCGCTTTAGTAGCATGGTGTCTTGCTAATCAGGCTCTAATTGCAACTGTTCTGTTTGCAGTTTCAGAGGCATTAGGAGCAAACCCAAAAGTCAAATCAAATGGCATTCTTTCACTTATTCTTCTTCAAATTCAAGGACAATTAAAAGCAAAAGGTGCTAAGGATTTAACTCCTGGACAATGAAATTAAAGGAGACCAAACTTAAGGTCTCCTTTTTTTATAAATATGAATAGAAAAAGAATTTATAGGTAAGACACATGGCTCTTTGGGGCATTTCTACAACTTCCGAAACTGCTGCTAATAACTACGCTATTCCAAAGCATCTGTTAGAGACAGACAGAAATACAACTCCTTGGAATTGTTTTGCAGATGTTCGTGGTTGGGTAGTAAGAAGATACAAAACAAAAGCAAACTCTGGTATTTCAACTCGTTATTATGACGAAGTATTAGTTCCTGTCGTTGGACTGAATACTACAAATACTGGTGGAACTCCTGGTATTGGTGTAGGGGGCCCAGTTGCTGTTTTCTTTGAGGATCCAAATCAAGCATCACCAATTTCTGTAGGTGGTGGTGGAACAACTGGCATTACTACAGGACAAACTGGATATGTTCATGTAGTGTTTAATGAACTTGTTTTTGCTGGGGCTGGTTCAACAGTTCGCATCCGCGCTTTTGATGCAAATGGTGCTAATGAATCAACAGCGATCATTGGATATGCATCATCAAACGGGAATACGCAATATGCTTGGGCAGGTGACGCAGCAACACATGGGTCACCAAATGTTTATACTGAATTTAATGGTCAAATTACTAATAGAGTAGCATTTGGATTTACTGCACCATCAACAGTTTTAACAGCAAATGTTCCTTTCTTAATCACTGCCACCACATCTGGTCAAACTGTGGGGGTTGGTGCTACTGTAATTTTTGTTGATTCTGTATCTGGAGTGTCTGTTGGAAGTTCAGTTACAATTACTGGAAAACTTACTAATACCCCAGTAGTTTCAATTGGAGACACTTTTGTAAGAATTGGAAGTGCCAATACAATTGCATCTACAATTACTGCTGGTCTTGCTGTTACTTTTAGTACTCGTACTAACGCAACAGTTCTTAAAATTGATGTTCCATCTGGATTTGTTGGAGTTATCACTGACGGATCTAATGGAGTAGGTGTTACTAGTTCATTCACCTCTCAATTTGGTGATGTTCTTATTCGTAATGTTGGTGGTGCTGGAACTACTGGATCAGTTGGATTAGGTACAACTACATTGACAGTAACTGCATGATATGAGATTTGATGAATTGAATGAAGGTAATTATTTGTTATTTGCTATAAAATTCTACGATAATCCTCAAGCTTTAACAAAAGATGATTTTGAGGATGATTTGAAGCGAATCAAATATATTAAAAGACTTTTAAAAAGATATAAGAACACTGGTGAATTAAAAGTTCATTTAATTCTTAATCATTTAACAGTTCTTTTTAATGTATTCAATGATGCTGCTGTGCCATTACTATTTTATAATTTAGAAAAAGATCTTTGGCCATATATAAAAAGTTTTCTTGTTTTTTTGAATCGTTTTCCAGAATATCCCAAAACTCAAATACATGATATTCAAGAAGATAATGAGTGTCTCTCTCAATTGCAAGCAATTTAATGGATAAGTTAGATAAATTAATTCAAACTATTCGATATTTAAAAGAAGATGGTGCGATTGGTGGAGCACCAACAAATTCTGTTGGTGATGGTGGATTGACTAGTAGTGGCCAAAAATTAGCAGGATATGATAAAATTTTAGGATTCACCAGAAGAAATAAACCATCGATCATAGGTAAAGGTAAATATCCTGGTGCTAGAAAACGTTGGTCTAAAAAGAAGAGGTAAAATGTTCTCACAAGAATCAAAATTGGCGGTTCTTGAATCTAAACTCAGCATTTATGAAGACCTATCCCGCGAAATGCTTTCCAAATTGGAATCAGC